TGGAAGTAAAACTTGCTCAAATGAAACTTAAAGATGGCGTTACAGTAATCGAAGCAGATGCTTTTGAACCTGAACAAGCTGTTTTTATAGTAAACGGTGAAGAACGTATTGCAATGCCAGTTGGTGAATACGAACTTGAAGATGGAATGATTTTAGTAGTAGTCGTTGAAGGTGTTATTGCTGAAATTAAAGAACCTGTAACTGAAGAAGAAGCACCTGAAACTGAAGTTGAAGTAGAAGTTGAAGCACAAGCTGAAACAGTTGCAACTCCTAAAAGAATTGTTGAATCAGTTTCTAAAGAAATGTTCTTTGCTGAAATTGAAAAACTAAGAACTGAAATTGCTGAATTAAAATCAGTAAAACAAGAATTAAGTTCAGATAATGTTGTTGAACCATTAACACATTCTCCTGAAGTTAAAAATGAAGTTAAACTAAATAAAATATCAACTAATCGCCAAATGACTACACAAGATATAGTTATGGCAAAACTTTTTAATTAAATAAATTATGGCGACTACAACAAATGTGACTACCACTTATAGTGGAGAATTTAGCGGAAAATACATTTCTGCTGCATTATTATCAGGTTCTACTATTGCAAATGGTGGAATCGAAGTAAAACCAAACATCAAATACAAAGAGGTTATCAAAAGAATTGCTACTGATTCAATCGTAGCTAATGCAACTTGTGATTTTACTTCTACTTCTACAGTTACTTTAACTGAAAGAATTATTACTCCTGAGGAATTCCAGGTAAATCTTGAATTTTGTAAAAAAACGTTTAAATCGGATTGGGAAGCGGTTCAAATGGGATATTCTGCATTTGATAACTTGCCACCTGCTTTTGCTGATTTTATTTTAGCACACGTTGTTGCTAAAGTTGCAGAGAAAATGGAAAACAATATTTGGAAAGGTGTTAATGCTACTGCAGGAGAATTTGACGGATTTGTTACTCTTGCAACTGCTGATGCTACTGTTATTGATGTAGCTTCTCCTATTGCTGGTGGAATTACTGCTGCAAATGTTATCGGTGAACTTGGTAAACTTGTAGATGCTATTCCTGCTGCATTGTACGGAAAAGAAGATTTATATCTTTACGTTTCACAATCTGTTGCTCGTGATTATGTACGTGCTTTAGGTGGATTTGGTGCAAGTGGGTTAGGTTCTAACGGTACAAACTCACAAGGTACACAATGGTTCAACAATGGTTCATTATCTTTTGATGGTGTTAAAATCTTTGTTGCAAACGGATTAGCTACTGATTATATGATGGCTGCTCAAAAATCTAACTTATATTTTGGAACAGGTTTGTTATCTGACCATAATGAAGTTAAATTAATTGACCTTGCTGATATTGATGGCAGCGAAAATGTAAGAGTTGTAATGAGATTTACAGCTGGAGTTCAATACGGAGTTGGTTCTGAAATTGTTCTTTACACACCTGCAGCATAATTATTATAAATAGGGGTGTAAAAACCCCTTTTTATTAATTTAAAAAAGTAGATAACTACTTGATTATTAACAATTTAAATAAAAAACGGGATGCCTTGTGATATTTCTTTGGGACGTGCTGAACAATGCAAAAATAGCGTTGGAGGCTTAAGAGCTGTATACTTCATTAATTGGGGTGATGCAACAACTGTAACTTATTCTGCAACTGCAGGACAAGAAGATGTTATAACTGCTTTGGGTGGTACACCTGTAGGTTATAAATATGAATTGAAGGGAACTTCAACTTTTGAACAAACTGTAACAAGTTCAAGAGAAAATGGAACTACATTTGTAGACCAAAAATTAAGTTTAAGTTTAGCTAAATTAACTATTGCTGATAACAAGCAACTTAAATTACTTTCTTATGGTAGACCACAAGTTATTATTGAAGATAACAATGGTTCTTTCTTTATGGCAGGTTTGACTAAAGGTATGGATTTAGTAACTGCAACTATTTCAAATGGGTCTTCGATGGCGGATATGAGTGGGTACAAAATGGAATTTCAAGGAATGGAACCTCAGGCTGCCAATTTTGTAACTGGACCATTAACTACAGGAATTTTAGCTTCTATTGTTGAAGGTACTGTAGCATAATTTTATTATTTGTTTTTTTTAAAAAGGTGTACTTTAATTAGTATGCCTTTTTTGTTTTAAAACAATTCTTATTTATATTTATTATAATTAAAAATATTATATGATAATTTTAAAAGAGCAAATAGAATCACAAACTATAAAATTCATACCGAGATTTTACTCGGCAGATACTCTTATTTTAAGAAACGAAACAACTAATATTTCAGTTACATTAAATCCTACATTTGTAGTTGATGGATATTATTTAAAATGTGATTTAGCTTTAGATTTAAAAGAAAATACTTTTTATAATTTAACTATTTTAAGTACACCTTTACCTTTTACTGCTGACAACGGAATTAAAACAGCTGATAATAATATATTAACTGCAGATATGACAAGTTTTAGTAGTGAAAATTCTTTAATTTATAGAGATAAAATCTTTTGTACAAATCAAAACAAGAATAACTATACTGTTAATGAGAATCAATACGTAGCAAACGTTACAACAAACGAATTTAAAATATATGAGTAATATATCCATTGTAAATTTAAGTGCTTATACAAGCCCTATAATACAAGAAAACAAGAAGAATAACTATATTGAATATGGTGCTGATAATAATTACTTTCAATATTTAATTGATAGGCATTTATACAGTGCTACAAATGGTGCTATTATTACAGGTGTTACTAATATGATTTACGGTAAAGGATTAGATGCTTTAGATTCTAATAAAAAGCCAAATGAGTATGCACAGATGAAATCTATTATAAAAGATTCTGATTTAAAGAAAATAGCTTTAGAAAGAAAACTTTTAGGAATGGCTGCTATGCAAGTTGTAATGGAAAAGAAACAAGTAAAGCAAATACTTCATTTTCCTATGCATACATTAAGAGCAGAAAAATGTAATGACAAAGGACAGATTGAAAATTGGTATTATTTCCCTGATTGGACTAAAAAGAAGCCAAGTGAAGAACCTAAAAAGATTCCTGCTTTTGGTTTTGGTAATGGTAACGAAGTTGAACTTTATATAATTAAACCTTATGTTTCAGGATTTGACTATTATAGTCCGATAGATTATTCGGGTTCTTTGCCTTATGCTTTGCTTGAAGAATCAATAGCAGATTATCAAATTAATGATTGCCAAAACGGTTTTAGTGGAACCAAAGTTATCAATTTTAACAATGGTATTCCTACTGAAGAAATGCGTGATAAAATGAAACGTGATGTACTTGGTAAATTAACAGGTGCAAGAGGTGAAAAAGTTATCATTGCTTTTAATGCAAATGCTGAAAGTAAAACTACAGTTGAAGATTTACCTTTAAATGATGCTCCTGCACATTACGAATATCTATCTAAAGAATGTTTTGAAAAATTAATTGTAGGTCATAGAGTAACAAGTCCTATGTTATTAGGAATTCGTGAAACAGGTGGTGGATTAGGTAACAATGCAGACGAAATAAAGACTGCTACACTATTATTTGACAACATAGTAATAAAACCATATCAATTAGAAATAACTGACGCCTTAGACGAAATTTTAGCTATTAATAATATATCATTAAAGTTATATTTTAAAACAATACAACCTTTAGAATTTGTTGATGTATCAGGAATGAACGCAGAAACAACTGAAGAAGAAACTGGTGTTAAAATGTGTTCACATAATTTATCTACAGATTCTATTGCAGATTTATTAATTGAAAAAGGAGAAACATTAAGTGATGAATGGGTTTTAATTGATGAAACTGAAGTAGATTATGATACTGAAGATGAATTAGATTTAGAAATTAATACTTTAAATAATAAAAAGAAAAGTACATTATCTAAAATATGGAAATTCATTACTTCTACAGGAACTGCAAGACCTAACATTAAAAGTCCAGAACAAGACAAAGTAATTGATGGAATTCAATTTATTACAAGATATGTTTATAGTGGTGATTTAAGCGGTGAACGTGAATTTTGCAGCAAAATGTTACGTTCAGATAAAGTATATCGTAAAGAAGATATAATAAATATGGAAACACAAGTTGTTAATTCAGGATTTGGACCAAAAGGTTCTGATTCTTATTCTATATGGTTATACAAAGGCGGAGCACGATGCAACCATAAATGGTTAAGAAGAACTTATGCTAATTTTGAAGGTGTTAAAATTGACCCTACAAATCCAAATGCAAAAGACAAAGTAATTAGTGCTGCAACTGCTGAAAAATACGGATATAGAATTAGAAACGATAAAGAAGTAGCAATGAAACCAAGTGATATGCCTACAAAAGGTTACACACAAGAGTATTGGGATAAAATGGGATATACAAATTAATAAGATATGGCGCAAGGTTTATTTATAAGTACAAACGATATAGTTAAATTCACTGTTTTAAATGGTAATTTAGACCCTGATATTTATACTCAGTATATTTTTCAAGCACAGCAATTACACATTCAGAATTATTTAGGCACAAAACTATATAACAAGATTAATGATGGAATTGTAGCAGGTAATTTAGCAGCACCATATACAACGCTTTTAAGCGTATATATTAAACCAATGGTAATACATTGGGCTATGGTAGAATTCTTACCTTATGCAGCTTATAAAGTATCAAATAAAGGAGTGTTTAAACATAATTCTGAAAACAGTACAACAGTTGAAAAGAATGAAATTGATTTCTTAATTGAAAAAGAAAGAGATGTAGCACAAAGTTATACAAATAGATTTATTGATTATATGACTTTTAATCAATCTTCATTCCCTGAATATAATAGTAATTCAAATGCTGATGTATATCCAGATAAAGACGCAAATTTTACAGGATGGGTTTTATAAATTATGAGTGTAAAAGAAACATATAAACCGAAAGAAGTAAACGTTAAGAAATTAGAAATTTTTTTAAATAAATTAGATAAAAGAAATGATACAAGTAATTAATATAGGAACAACTGCAAATGATGGTACTGGTGATACAGTAAGAAATGCATTTGATAAAGTTAATGATAATTTTGCAGAAGTATATAATTTAGCTTCTAATGGTTTATATGCACAAACTGCTTTAAGTACACCAATAGTTTTCGCAAGTGGTGAAACTACATTAATAGGTGCAGGAGTTGGAACTTTAACAGTACCTGCAAATACTTTTAAAGTAGGTGATTCATTTGCTGCTAAAATGTGTGGTTCATTAACTGCTGCAAACAATCAAATAATTCATTTTAGAGTTCGTTCAAATGGAGTTATTATTATAGATGCTTTACAATATACATTAGCAACTTCTACAGGTAAATTCTTTGATTTAATTTTAGATTTTACAGTAGCTAAAATAGGTGCAGCAGGTACAGCACAATTATTTGCAAATGGAATATTTACTTATAATAAAAATGCTTCTAATACTATTGAAGGTGTAAACTTTGGATTAGTTAGTAGTACACTTTTTGATACAACAGTTTCAAACACATTAAATATAACTGCAGAATGGATAACTAATAATGCTGGAGATACAATACGTTCACAAAATTTCACATTAACTAAAGTTTATTAATTATGTCAGACTGGGGACAAGGAGCAAATAATAACAATATAGGTTGGGGTCAAGGTGCTTTTAATAATATTATATCTTGGGGTAAATCACATTATGTTAGTTGGAGTGGTGAAACAGATATTGTAGGAAATGAAGGTGGTATAACTACAAATTTTAAAGCAAGAGTTTTAGCTGATTCAGGAATATTTGAAGCACAATCTTGTTTATTAGCAACATTAGAAAATTTAGATAAGATATGAGTTTATTAGATAAAGCGAGTTTAATAGTTACTCCAAATGCTTATGAAGAAAGCAAATTATATTCAGTAGTTCCAAACACTACTTTAGGCGATATGGACGTAGTTCGTGCTACAACAGCAACAAGAGTGAATAGTGCAGGATTTATTGAAGTAGTACCGAGAAACTTGTTTACTGATAGTGAGCAAATTGATACTGCTAATTGGGTTCGACAAGGAGTATCTGCTACTGCAAATCAAGCAATAAGTCCTAATGGAATGTTAACTGCTGAACTTTTAGACGATGGCACTTTAGCAAGTACACAGCATTGGATATTTCAAAATACTCCGCTTTTAAATAGCACAACTTATACAATGTCATTATATGCTAAATATATAAGTCGTAAATTTATAGCTGTAAATATTTTTAATGGTTTAGCGTCTCAATTTGTATATTATAATATTCAAGATGGTTTAATTTCAGGTTCTACAGGAGATGTTACTGCTTCAATAACAAGTGTTGGTAATGGTTGGTTTAGAATTGTTTATACACGTCCAATGGCTACAAGTGGTACTGCTCCTAATTTTAGAATTGCATTAGCAGATGATACACTAAATATTACTTATACAGGAAGTAATAAACAAGCTTATGTTTGGGGTTTTCAATTAGAAAACTTTACAACAGCAACAGAATATTTCCCAACTACAACAAGGTTAAACATTCCACGTATTGATTACACAAACGGAAGTTGTCCTTCGATTTTAGTAGAGCCACAGAGGACTAATTTATTGACTTATAACAATACTTTTTCAGATATTAGCTGGTTTAAACCAAATGCTGTAATTACTTTAGGAACAATAATTTCTCCCGATGGACTTATAAATTCTTCAATTTTAACTGATACTGTAACAAATAGTTCTCACGTAGTTCAAAAAACATTAACTGTAAGTTTAGGTCAATCTTATTCAATAAGCATTTACGCAAAGAAAAAAGACCTTAATTTTTTAATTATTGGTACTACAGGAATGGGAACTGGATATTCTTATTTTAATATTAATAATGGTACTATTGGAAATGTACTTTCAACACACACAGCTAAAATTATAAATGCTAATAACGGTTGGTATAAATGTGTAATCACAGGCGTGACTACTTCTACAACATTAAATGTTTTATATGGAATAACAAATACAAATGGAACTTCAGATTATGTCGGAACAGGATTAGGAAATTATATTTATGGCACACAAGTTGAATTAGGTTCTTATGATACAAGTTTAATTCCAACAATAGCTTCAACTGTAACTCGTAATGCTGATGTAATATCTAAAACAGGAATAAGTAGTTTAATAGGACAAACAGAGGGAACTATATTTTTTGATGTCAAAGCTTTGGCTAATGATAATACAACAAGAATAATTTCTTTAAGTGATAATAGTTTTAATAATTTTATTAGATTTTCTTTTGCAGGTGCTTTAAATTTCGCAACTTGTAATCTAATATCTTCAGGAACTACTCAAGCATCAAATGATTTTAGTTTAATTCAAACTAATAATAATAAAATTGCAATAAAATACAAAACAAATTTATTTCAAATTTATGTGAATGGAGTATTAATACATCAAGATTTAACTGTAAATACTTTTAGTGGAACTACTTTAGATTCTTTACAATTTTCAAATCCTTTAGGTGGAGATAGATGGTATGGTAATTTAAAGTCTATCCAACTTTACAAAACAGCTTTAACAGACACAGAATGTATCACATTAACAACCCTCTAAAATGATATACAAGTTAAATTATATAAACAAAGAAACTGCAATAGCTGATTTATTAGCTAAAGGAGTTTATAATGAAGATTTATCTTACGGGCAAGGTATTCAAGCAATTGTTGAAATTGGTAAAATTGTTTTAACAAATGGAACATACGATGCAGACTTTAAAGAATTAACTGCTCCTGTTTATGCTGATGGATATGCTTTTGATGTTATGAGTGATACTGAAATAGTTTTCGAAAGTGAAATATTTCCAAACAATCCTGTACATAGTTTTGCGGGAGTAGAAACAATTACAGATATGGATATAATTTTCGAATGAGCAAAGAGCAATTTGATATAATATTAAGTAAATGGATTTCACGCAAGTTACTTGTTTTTTTAGTAGCTTGTGGAGGTTTATTTAGCGGTCAATTAACTTCATCTGATTGGGTTATTATTGCTACTGCTTACATAGGAATAGAAGGTATTACAAACATAGTTGAAAGATTAAGAAAATAATGGATAATTTAGAACAATTAAGCAGAGACATAAAAGAAATTAAACAAGCTTTGTTAGGAAGTGAATTTAATAATTTTAAAGGTATGGTTTCACAAGTCAAAGAAATTGATGACAGAGTTGGTAATTTAGAAGTTTTCAAAAACGAAGTTTCTGTTTATATAAATCAATTTAAAGTTGCTTTTGTAATTATATTTGGTTCTTTGATTACTTTAATTTTTAAATTATTTTCAATAAGATGAAGTTAAATAATTCTGGCTACCTTTTAATTACAGAATTTGAAGGATATAGTTCTAAACCTTATTTGTGTCCTGCAAAGATACCTACGATAGGATATGGAAACACTTATTATCCTCAGCCAAATGGTAAACGTGTAACAATGTTAGACAAAGAAATAAACAAACAACAAGCGTTTGAAATGTTTAAAGTAATTGCTGATAGATTTGCATCTAAAGTTTCTAATTTAGTTAAAACACCTTTAAATCAAAATCAGTTCAATGCTTGTGTATCTTTAGCTTATAATATTGGAATGGCTAATTTTATGAATAGTACACTTTTAAAATTAGTGAATAAAAATCACAATGATATTTTAATTGGATTAGAATTTAAGAAGTGGAATAAAGTAAATAAAAAAGAAGTAGCGGGTTTAACAAGAAGAAGAAATTATGAAAGCGATATATATTTTAGTTAGTTTAATATTATTTAGTTGTGGTTCACGCAAAGTAGCAATACAAGAAACTAAAAAAGATTCTTTGAAACAAATAGAAACTAAAATTGTTACAAAAGAAGAAACAAATATATCTATTAAAAACGATATTTATACTGATGAATTTACTATAACACCTTTAGATACTTTAAAAGATATTGTAGTAAACGGTATAACGTACAAAAACGTTGTTTTAAGATACAAAAAAGTAAAAGATAATAGTTTACATATTGAAAAGAAAATAGTGTCTAAGAATGAACTAAAAAAGGAATTAATTAAAACTTCAATTAAAGAATTTAAAAAAGAAATAGATAAAAAAGCTAATTATTTTATTTACTTGTGGTTACTTTTAATTCCAGTAGTTTATTATATTTATAAAAATAGATTTAAGTTCTTTTTTTTATAAGCATAGCTATTAGCAACTCACTTTGCTTTTTTTGATATATTTTTGAAACTTTTTTTATTATTTTTTTATAAACTTATTTTGTTTTTAAATATACATTAAAAAGTATTTAGCAAATTTACAGTTTTTTTTTGACAAAGTAAATAGATTTTAAAATAAATTTTTTAACACTATTGTTAATAAAGTATAATTACATTTGTATATGAAAAATAAAGAATTTGAATTTACGAATATTTTATTAGATATATTAATAAAACAAAACGCAAGTTATAGTTTAGATAGATACGCTTTTGTTTGCGGTAACAAATGGAATAGTGGTTTAAAAGAATATAAAGGTATTCCAATATATTATTTTAATGATGAATTAATAAAAGATATTATACAATTAATTCCATCACCAATGATAAAAGATTATGACTAAGAAACCAACAAGGAAAAGTTTAGTAATAAAATTAGATACAATTTTTAGTCAATATATAAGACGTAAAGATGCTATTAATGAAATAGCTGAATGTATTACTTGTGGTAAAAAAGACCATTATAAAAAGCTACAATGCGGTCACTTTCAATCACGTTCACATTATTCAACACGCTGGTTAGAAACTAATGTTGGAGTTCAATGTTATGGGTGCAATATATCACGTTCAGGTGAACAATATAAATTTAGTCAATATCTTGGTAATAAGTTAGCACAAGAAATGTATATTAAGTCAAAACAAATAGTTAAATTTGCTGATGTAGATTTGCAAGATATGATAGAATACTATATTAATAAGGTTAATGATTTGGGTTAATAATTTGTTTTTGTTTTTCTTTGTTTTAAGAAGCTACTGTAAAAGGTAGCTTTTTTTATTTGTTAAAGTTTTGTTAATGTAGTTTTATATTCAAAAAACAGTTATATATTTGCAGAAGAAATAACAATTAAAAACAAACATTATGAAACAACATTTAAAAGATTTCGCATTATCATTAGCATTTATGGCTACACTTACATTAATTTATTTAACACTAACTTTTTATTTTTTATAGTATGAAAGATTTAACAGATTTTCAAAGGTTTCAAATCCAAAGTTTACAGGCAAGAGTTTGCGAACTTGAAAACATTAACAATCAATTAGCTGAATATTGCTTTGAAGCATTAACAGATGAAATTACAGCAGAATATAAAACTGTAATTAAAAAAGAAATTTATAACTTAAAAACAAATTAAAATGGAATTAACATTAAATCAAAAACTATCTTTAATTCAAAAAGAATTTAAAGCTAATAAGTCAAAATTCAATTCATTTGGTAAATATAACTTTAGAAGTGCTGAAGATATATTAGAAGCATTAAAACCATACAATGAAAAATATCAAGTAAACTTTACAATAACAGAATCAATAGTGGAATCACAATTTTTACAATTTCCAATGTTACGTTCAGTCGCTGCAATTAGCGATGATTTAGACACATTAACTGCTTCAGCTATAGTTGGTGTAGACTTAGAACAAAAAGGTATGCAAATGCCACAAAAGTTTGGTTCTGCAAGTTCATACGCTAAAAAGTATGCATTGGGTAACTTATTACTTATTGATGATACACAAGATTCTGATGCAACTAATAAAGGTGAAAAAGATGATAAAAAATGGTTAAACTTAAATACACCTGAATTTAAAAAAGCAGTAGAATATATCAAAGGTGGTGGTTCTGTTTCTGCAATAGAAGCTAAGTATAAAATAACTAAAGAAGTTAAAGACGAATTAAGTAAATAATAAAACTGAATAGCTGACAACAGTAAAAAAAGGTAAGCAAATAAATATATATAATATGAGTACATTATTAAATTTAAGTTTAAGAGTTGACAAATTACCTAAAGAAAAGTTTGTTTCTGGAAAAGATGGAAAAGTTTTTTATAACTTTACATTAGCTATTAATGACGAATCTAACCAGTATGGACAAAATGTTTCTGCTTTTTATTCACAAACTAAAGAAGAACGTGAAGCTAAAAAGCCAAAATCGTATTTAGGTAATGGTACAGTTGTCTGGACAGATGGTAATATTAAAGTTGCTGATAAAAAAGTAGATGATAATTTGCCTTTTTAAATTAATCAGGGGTGTAAAAACCCCTTTTTTTAAACAAAGAAACAATGGATAAAAATTTAATGGTAACAGTTTCAGGTGGTAGAAGTTCTGCTATAATGGCTCGTCACATACAAACTGATAAAAAATATGCTGATTATAAAAAGATATTTGTTTTTTGTAATACAGGAATGGAAAGACCTGAAACAATAAACTTTTTAAAAAACATAGAGAAATATTGGGAACTACCTTTAATAAAAATAGAAGGTATTTATTCAAAAGATTTAGGCACAGGAATTAAATATAAAATTGTTGATTATGATAATTTAAATATGAATGCTTTACCTTTTTCAGAAATGATTGAACATAAAAATAAAGGTATATTTGATGGCTTACCTAATCAAAATGCACCTTATTGTTCTGAAAATTTAAAAACTATTCCTGCTAAAAAACTTTGTGATGATATTTTTGGAGTTAATAATTATAAAATTGCAATAGGTTTTAGAAAAGAAGATATGCCTAAAAGAATTTCTTGGGCAGAAATAAAAGAACAAAAGCAAAAAATATTTCCATTACTAACAGATTTTGAAACACCAATTTCGCAATTAGATTTAAATAAATTATGGAAAAAAGAAAAATTTAAATTAGAACTTCACGGAAAATTTGGTAATTGTGAATTATGTTGGAAAAAATCAGATAATAATTTAATAGAAAATATTATATTTGGCACAAGATTTATAGATTGGTTTAAAAATGAAGAAGAAAAATATAATAGTGTGTCTTTTAGAGGTCATAAATCAATTACAGATTTAGTTAAATTATCAGAATTACCAAGAACAATAAAATTAGAATTAGAAACAGAAGATGACTTTAACTGTGTATGCAGTTTTTAAACAAACAAAAACAAAGAAAACAATAATATGGATATAGAAGCACAAAGGCTATTAATGCAAATGTTTGAAGAAGATTGCTTTATAAATCCATTAGAAAAGATAGAACACCCAATACCAGCAATATCATTTGGATTTAAAAGTTATGAAACTAAAGATGGTGAAATTAGTTATCCAACACCAATAGGAACTTATGGTAACTTTAGCTTTTTACAAGCGCCACCTAAAAGCAAGAAAACATTTTTTGTAAGTTTATTATCAGCAGTTTATTTAGCAAACGAATTACAGCAATTTGGAGGCGATTTAAGAGCAGATAGACAAAACAAACACTTAATACATTTTGATACCGAACAAGGTAATTTTCACGCTGCAAATGTATTTAAACGTCCTATTGATATGACTGGAATTAAAACAGATAAATATCATACACTTGCATTAAGACAGTTAAGTTTTAAAGAAAGAGTTGATTTTATAGAATACTACTTATATGATAAATTAGAAAGTAAAAATATAGGTTTAGTTATCATTGATGGAATAGCAGATTTATGTTCTGATGTAAATAATATAGAAGAATCAAATGCAGTAGTTCAGAAACTAATGAAATGGACTAAAGAATTAAACTGTCATATAATAACAGTAATACATTCTAATTTTGGAACTGATAAACCAACTGGTCACTTAGGTTCATTCTTAGAAAAGAAAGCAGAAACACAAATACAATTAGAATTAAACACAGTAAACAAACATTTAGTCACAGTAAGTTGTAAACGTTCAAGAAATGCACCATTTGAAAACTTTAGTTTTAAAGTGAATAATTTTGGATTGCCACAAGTTGAAGGTGCTTTTTACGACCCATTAAAAGATATATTTTAATATGGAAAAATACAAAGTTTTAAATCTATACGCTTGTTTAGGTGGTAATAGGTACAAATGGACAGATTGCGAAGTAACAGCTGTTGAATTAGATGAAGAAGCTGCAAGACTATACCAAGAAAGGTTTCCAAATGATATTGTAATAGTAGCAGATGCACACCAATATTTATTAGACCATTATAAAGAGTTTGATTTTATATGGAGTTCACCACCTTGCCCTACACATAGTAGATTTCAAACTTCAATGAAAACAATTAGAAAAATGCAATATCCTGATATGAAATTGTATCAAGAAATAATTTTTTTAGATAACTTTTTTGATGGTAAATATTGTGTTGAAAATGTAATACCTTTTTATGAAACATTAGTACCTGCACAAAAAAGAGGAAGGCATTTATATTGGACAAATTTTAATTTACCTACTAATTTAAATGAAAGAAAAAACCCTGATTTAGCACGAGAAAAAGATTTAATAAAAAGTTTATCAGAATTTCACGATTACGATTTTAGAAAATATAAAGGTAAACAATCAGTGTAAAAAATGGCTCGTAATTTAGTAGACTATGAAGCAGGTTTAACTATTTTTAATATTGCAAGAGGTATATTTGAAAAACCAAAAACAAGTCAATTAGAATTATTATGACAACAACAATCAACAACATATTAGAAGAACTACATACTTCAGCAACAAGAATGTTAGTATTAAATTCAGATAACGCAATGTTAATAAGTTATTTTAAAAACTTAAATGATAAGATTGTATATTTGAAAGAATTAGTAGATATGGATTCAAAATATAATTGGATTGAAATAGAAAATATAATGAATCTATTAAAAGATAAAGATTCAGAATTAACTAATATCAATGTAAATTTTAAAATCAAAGAAGTAACTACAGAAAAAAAAGAAGCATTTTTAAAAATTAAAGTTTTATAATTATGATAGTATTATTAGTATTAGTTTTAGCAGTAGTTTTTATAGTAATGAATTTCGTAGATTGTGATATATTAATAACACCAATTAAAGGTATTATGTTTGGTGCTTTATATAACGATGATGTTTACGATGAAGAAACAGACCATACAATTCAAATACTAATTTTATTTATATCTTTTAATTTCCTATGGACAACTACAAATGGTTAGAACAAGTTGCGAAGCATCACAAAGAATGGGTTGAGGTGATACATAAACTTGGTGAGTTTGATTATGCAGAAGATATAGTCCAAGAAAGTTACATTGCATTAATGAAATATGCTGATGCTACAAAGTTAATTGATTCGCAAGGATTGGTTAGAAAAGGATATATGTTTTTTACTTTACGTTCTTTATATTACCAGTTTTACAATAAAAAGAAAAAGATTAATAAAGTATCTTTTGATGATTGTTGGGAATTATTTGATGATTCAAATACAGAAGAACACAAAGCGTACAATAACATATGTTTATTAATAGATGAAGAAATAGATAACTGGCATTGGTATGACAAAAAGCTATTTAAGTTGTACAGGGATACAGATATGAGTATGCGTGATATAGCAAAAGAAACAAATATAAGTTTAATATCTATATTTCATTCTATTAAAAACTACAAGGAAATATTAAATACAAAATTTCAGAAAGATTATACCGATTATATAGAAAACGATTACAATATGATTTATTAACTAATAACAAATAAAATGGCTAAAAGAAAAGCAAAAGGTTTAGGTGATACAATAGAACAAATCACAGAAGCAACGGGAATTAAAGCAGTAGTTGAAGTATTTAGTAAAGCAACAGGTTTAGATTGTGGTTGTGATAAACGAAAAGAAACTTTAAATAAGTTATTTTCATATAACAGAAACATTAACTGTTTAACTGAATCAGATTATAATTTACTTGGTGAATTTGTAAGCCCTAAAAAAACAAGTTTAACACCTGATGAACAGAAAATAGTTTCAG